TTTTGTTCCATTCGACACCCGAACAGGTGTGCTTGTGAGTGCAACTGTTGTAGTCATTTAATTCACCAATGCTTTTAATGTATAAACCATCTGCCCTTTGATCGTCTCAATCGAAACAACCTCAAAAGACAGTCCCATCTCGAACAACACACCTTGCCCTGCATTAAGCTTTTCAAGATCGATTCCAAACCCTTTCGCATTCTCAATCTTGATCACAATGTCTGAAGTGTTATCACTCATTAGCAACGGCGAATTAAGTTGTACTGTTTGCCCAACTTCATAAGCCACGACTTGCTGAATGGTTGCTGAACCCACGACGGTTGAAGCTGTATTACTTGCCACGGCTTGAATCAACTTCATGTCATCTATGAGCCATCGTTTCATAACATCGTCAGCCAGTGAGCTTGTAGCTGAATTGAGATAACCCGTTAATGCTGAGTCATTGCCTTGCACATAATCCAAAAAAGTTCGAATCGCGCTGGGCCTAATCTTTGGATCTAACGGAATAACTGTATTGGCCACAGTCTCAAATAGGTCCCGAGTTTTATCATCCATTGGAGCAAATAAACTGGTCAGCTTTTTAGAGGCAGCCCATTCAGCCTTAATGACCTGTTTCTGTTCTAGCAAGTACTCCTTATCTAGTGATGAGGCATTGATCTTTTTATCAACCAATGATTCAAGCTCACCAAACTGCAAAGGATGTGAACTCCAATCCAGTGCTTCAGCTACCTCAGGTAACTTATCATCAGGTGTAATGCCATATTTCAATGCTTGTTTTTCTGTTAATGCTATGCAGCTGCACCGACAACGGAATGAAAGCGGCGGGTAATGTGTGAGCCAAAATGGATGATCTATTGGCAATACAATTCGATTCAAAGCCAAATGTGCAGGACGTACACGACTATCATTGATAGCCGAATACATCAAATATGGGCGTTTAGCTTTGTTTCTTTGCTGCTGTTGCCATCGTCCATGACCGTATGCATTTTGGATATTGGTTCGAAATACATTATCCAAATAGTGCTTAGGCAGAATGATTTCAGATTCAGCTATTAACTTTTGAAAGTCATTAAAAGTCCCACCATCCGCAATCGATTTATTCACGGCCTTAATAACGGTTTCAATCTGCTCAAGACTCGATAAAAAGCTGACTGTCGTCGCCATCTGCCGTGTCTTAAGATCCATTGAGTAGAATTCAGCAGGTAGAACAATCTTTTTGTTATGAGCGTATTCCAGAGCTTCAAGAAATGTGACTGGTTGCATGATGAATACCCATTAAAAAACCACCTTTCGGTGGTTTAGCTGCTTTCAATAGTTGCTTAAGGATTTTCTTACGTTTCCGTTTTGAAGGATTTGCCACCAAATAAGGCTTACCTTTTTCATCCAAATACATTCCAGTTGGCTTCATGTTATTGCCCATCCTTCGCCATTGCATAACCAAGCACATCAGCAGCATATAAAGCCTGATCCAAGTTAGCCGTGAATTGCGACTGAGTTGCACCAGGTATTAACTGCATCAAATTAAAAGCCAAAGCTTCCGGTGTTTCAGACTCAGCTGTTAATTGCTGAATCTGCTCATTCGTCAATAACTGCAAATCACCTTGACCATCCGTTAATTCTTCAACTTCAAGTTGAGCCGCTGATAACTTATTGGTTTGAGCCTTAAAGCTGAATGCTCGATTTGGTAAAACACTAAATTGCTGAACCGGAGTTGAGTCTGATTTAACATTCACTTTGAAATGTTCAGGCTTGATACCGTAGGTTTCTGTGATGTATTGATCGTTGAACTGAACACCCAAGTCTTTAAGCTTTAAATCACGCTCAACCACTTTGATGTTTAGATCCTGCTCACCACCTAAAATAATGGTGTGCTTCTCGAATCCATTTAAAAGACATAGTGCATTAATGATGTCCTGAACTACTGGAGTAATCATGCGTAAATCTGAATTACGTTTATCTAAACGCACTTCATTGTGTACTACGCCTAATGCCTTGCTGCCACCGCCTCCATCATTGCCAGATGTCAATGTTTGACCCAGTACGACTTTTTGCACACGCCTAGTCATTACAGTATCAAATGCTTCAAATGCAGAGGCACCCGCACCTGAAAAGTTTGTACCTACCGTAGTGACCTCATCATCCGCATCAATAGATAAAATTGATAGAGAGTGAGCATTCAGCAATGCGGTGGTCATTGCATCAATATCTTCTTGCTCCCCATCCTTTACCTTACCTACCAAAAGCGGTGAGCCAAAGCGTTCTAAAAACTTAACCCAAAACTTAGTTGAATTGGTTTTAAAAAACCAAACCCAATAGAGCTTTGATAGCAATGGATCACCATAAGGCTGCTTATAGGTTGGTTTACGTCGAGTTAAAAAAAACTTTAAAGGAAAAGTTTTGAATACATTAATTTCTGCACTTGATTGCGGTTTTCTAAAAATCAAACCACCATCACTTTTTGGCTCAAACCACTCCATAGGTTTAGTGCCAATTTCAGCAATTGAAATTCGATTGTTTTCATCAATAAAATAGGTCGCTTCCAATACTGAATAACCATAAGGGCAAGCATCCCATGCACCAGAGACAATTTCAAAATGCCATCGGGTAAATAACTCTTTTAGAAATACTGTTTGCTCCCCTTGGTTTTCAACAAATCGCCACGGTGCATTTAAGACAGCATCTAAACGTGTCTCCATAGCTTGAGAGATTTCATCATCAGCCATCAATACCGATAATCGCTGACGTGACACACCGGCTTGTTTTAATACCTCATCGATGTCAGCAGCACGACCCATTGCAAATGCAAGTGTTTCAACTGCAATTTCGGACATTAATCCTGCTGATTTTGGCTTGGCTTTTTTAGCCTTAGCCTCTTTAGCCTTTGCCATAGTTATTCCTAGTTAAATGTTCTTGAGCCGCCAGTGCTCGGTTTAGTTCGCCTTCGCCCTTTAGATATTCTTTCTAAGCCATAACGAAGTGAGTCAATGTAATGGTTAAAAGCGTCAACAATGATGGGAAGAACTTCATCAGTAAGCCGGTCTTTTTTGTAAGAGTAGTTTTTAAACTCATTCAAAGTTTCTTTGCATCTTGTATGAATATAGACACGCTTGAACGACTTAATAAAAGCAATACCATCCTCAACTGACCCCTTGCCTTTTTCACAGGGTCTAATACGACTTAAACCTTTACGCTTTAAGTGACTAATTGATTCTGGTCGAGCGTTATCTGCATAGATCGGATACAGTTCAATATCTGGAATCAGCTTAGATAAAAACTCTACTGTGTCATCTAACTCTAGACCTACAGCTCCAGCGTCATATTCAATCCATAGACAATCATCATGAATCCATGATCGAGTTGCTGCCGACGGATCATTGGCAAATCCAAAATCCAGACCTTGATATGGGCCATCCCATGTATTGGGATCAGGTTCAAAATCTCTGGACTCATACTTATTCCTAAATATCTGAGCTTCTGATAATTCAAGATAATCACCTTCCCATATCCAACTATACGTCTCGCTGTCTTGGTTAGCTTGGTCTTGCCTACGTTCAATTTCTAATACTTCAGGAAACCAAGGGTTATCGGAATAGTTCATCTCTACACCAACACCGATCAATTCACCTGTTAAATCATCAAAGATTTGCTCGTGTCTAAACCGCTTACTCGTTGCACTGTCACGCCTTTCTGGATTCCAAGTGATCCAAACTTCAGAATTATCTTCACGCACTGTAGGGAGAAGTTTACGCCATGCAATTTCAGATACCGTTTCCGCCTCATCCACCCAACACAGCAAGATACGTGCTTTAGACTTGATGCTATCTAAGTTATGACGTAAACCAGCAAATCCGTAATTCACACGCCTATTCTTAGTGCGAATATATTTCTCGCCCATCTCGTAATAATCATTGAGAAAAGGAACTGAGCGGATTGCCTGTTTAATTTCTTCCATTGATGATTCTTCAAGGGAATTCATAAACTCACGTGCACCGAGTATTAGGCCCCGCACACCTGCTTCGGCATACATATAACCTTTAATGGCAGTCATAAGTGCAAAAGTACGTGTCTTACCTGAACCGCGACCTCCCCAAGATGATCTATAACGCACATTAGGTGCACTAAATAACGGAATAAGCTTAGGTGGCAGTTCAATCTGTACCTTTGACATGAGGAGCCACCAATTCAATTACCGTGGGTTTATTTGCGTTAAGTGATTCACCTTTTGTTGTGAGATCGGTTTTGGTTGTATTTGTAAACTGACCACCAACATCTTTTGCAGCCTGCTCAAGAATTTTTAGAGAAAACTTGGCATTTTTTGATCTATCAAGTTGCTTCTGATACTGCCTAAATCTGTAATGCTTATTTGCTATAGGGATATCAATCAATCCCTCATCAAATTTTTTACGAGTTTCAATGAACAGATCCTTAAATTTTTTGCTTAAATTTCTTCCTGAGTATTTAGTTGGGTCATAGTTTTCACATTGACGACGGTCGATATCGATCTCAAATTCTTGCTTGACAAGAACCACCACTTCTTGAGGGGTATCACGGCAAGCAAGAGACTGAACTATAAAGATTTTTACAGGCTCTTTAAGTGCTGCCATAAACTCACCTTTGTCCTGCTACGTCCTGCAAGATAGGCAAAAAAAAGAGCCTTTAGGCTCAATTAATCACACACGTTCCACAACACGCAGCAATATTAG